GCACCAGTTAGGTGTATGTGGTTTGATCCAGCCTCTATTACAAAATGATCTTGTGCTGCGCCACTTTCTTCATTAATTGTGATGTCAGAATCATCACCTTGTATTAAAATTACATTATTTAAAAATCTTGGCCTTTCATATCTTTCAACTCTTGGAGATTTAAAAAAGATTGGATTATCTCCACTTGTCTGAAAGACACTATCTGCAACTGCAATAATATTGTCATATTCTGGTGCATCTAATGCAGTAGAAAATGGATCAATTGCTACTGCTGCTTCTGCTGTATGATGTTGCCAATTTTCAGTTTGTGTAAAAGCAAAAACGGTTTTACTGTCATAAGCGCCAGCAGATGGGTTTGATCCAGCAGAATAAATTCCAATCTCAGAAATTTCATATCTTTCTTCAGTTGGCAATTCTGCAGTTAAAACAATTTTATCTAGTCCACCCTCATTTACAAAACCTCTTGAAGATATTGGAACACGAAACATTTCAAAATCTAAATTTTGTTTTGCTGAGTAAGATCCAAGCGGGTCTCCAGTAGTCAATGGGGTAGCCCCGCAACCAATAGCAAGATAAGATGCATATGCTGGTGCCTGTCCAAGTAAATATTTGGCAATAATAGTTTTACCAGTATTAGTTATCATGAGTTTATTTCTCCAAGATCTGCCTCATATATTGTACCATCTGCAGTAATTTGTACCTCAATTTGCTCATCATTGTTTATATTAATAAACTCAATAATTAGATCGCCAGTATTTTCCTCAATATAAACATTTTCTCCATTTATGCCGTTTCCTTCATTTGGAATTTTATCTTCTAACTTTATTGAAAAACCAGCAAAATATTTATCTGCGGTTTGTTGAAGACTAAGTATATTATTTGGATTATATCTTTGTTGTATAGATGATAAGTTTTTAATAGGTTGATAAGATATTTTTTGACCATTAATAATATCAGATCTTGTAATGTTTATTAATTCTTGTCCTCCAATATTTTCAAATATTAAATCTGCCATAGTGTCTACTGTAGTTGCTTCGTCATCAAACAAAATAATATCAAGAGTTGCAGTTTTAACTGGTGGAGGTGGTGGAGCCATAACGGTTGCAGATATTGGTGATGGAGTAAGTGGTGTTGGCGTTACAACTGGTATAAAATTATTTGATACAAGAGAAACAGAGCCAAAGTTTTGCGATGAACTAGACGAATTAAATGGTTCGTTAGATTTTTCTTCTGCTACTCTAAAATCTCCTGGAGTATAAGGTTTTGGAGTTTCATATCCAGTTTCTGTGCGAACTGTTCCTACTGGAATTGGACCAACAAATATTCCATTTGATGTTGATGGTTTATAAGGAGTAGTTATGGGGGCTTTAGTTTTTACAGGAGGAGTAACGCCAGGTTCCCAGGGGCTGTATTTTGAGGGGCCAGTAAACTCTGGTTCTTTTTTTGTTGTAACGGTAACTTTTTTAGGAGGGGTCCTATCCTCTCTTTGATTTGAACTATCACCACCGTCAATTAGTGGTCCGTAATATCTCACCACATTACACCTCCGCCAAATAAATTGTCATCTCAGGACCACTCAATCTTCTTGCGTAATCAATATTATATACTATAAACCTAGATGTATCTTTTGTTACTAAATCTAAATTATTAGAATCTTTATAATTAATTGTAACAACATCTCCAAGTTGTATGGTTGGAGTTGCAAAAATTTTTATTCCAATAGATTTTTTAGGCACAGATAATTTATCTATAAGCCATCCCATTAAGTTTTCAGCATCATCGTGTGTTTGAATATATGGAGTGTCTAAAGTAAATTCATTATTACCATATATCATTCTGCTTAATTTTATGTTATCAAATTTTTCTTTTTCAATAAGTGGAGAAATAATCTGAGAAGAACTAGTTAATTGTGGATTAGAAAAATTACTACGTTTTTTAAAATATTCATCAACTGTTAGTTCGTGCGTTGTATCTTGGGTAAAAGTAATTCCTTGAATTCTTAAATAATTTCCACTAGTCTCATCAAGATTAATTGCTGTATCTGTAGCATTAAAAATTAAAAATTCAGCACCATAAGAATCAGCATAGAACCCAGATGTTGTATATCCTTTTATTTTATTAAATGTAGGTGAAATCTGAGCATATAAAGCAGGATATGCACGATCATATTTAATATCAAAATATGCACATTCTCTCATGATTGAGCCAAATTCTTCAAAATATAAATTATATTTAGGTGATTGTTGAGAACTAATTCCAGATAAATAGGTTGATTGAATAATTCCGCTCATAGCATATTTTCTAAAAGATTCGCTAGCATTTATTTCTTTATCACCAAATGCTGATGAAAGAGTTTCTCCAACCGTAAAAACAGTATTCTGAGAATAGTTTTCAGACAGTGCATAAATATTTTCAAACATAAGTCTAGAAGATCCACGAACAAAGGGAGCCATATTGTTATATATTGGAAGTGGGTCTGGATCATCTACAACTTGAATTAATTGATTATTAATATATAAAAAGAACCTTCTAATTTTGCCTATATCTTGATACTCTACAGCCAAATCATAAACTGTTGGATTTTCTTCACCAGCCATTCTATATTGTCCTGTAAATCTACCATCATCAACTATAATCTTTGATAATCCGCCCCAAAGTTTTACAGGTATTGCTTCTGTATTTGAAGAGTTTTTTTTAATTTTATAAAATACTACGTTATTAATTGAAATACTAGATTTATTATTTTTATCTAAATTTAAATATGACTCTACATTTTGTTCTGTTAGAGCAACAATTTCAAAATAATAACCATTATTTGTTTCTGGATTAAGCAGTACTGCCAAGCCTCCAGAGCCTCCACCAATATTCACATTCTGGTCTGGCTTTACTCCAGCAACCTGATAATACGTAACGCTTCCCGTAGATGTTTGACTACGAATCTCATTGTTTTCAATTTTGCCAATAATTCTTACTCTTGCTCCAAAATGTTTGTATGCACTGTTTAAATTTTTGTAAACATATGAAACTAGGTCAATAGGTTTTTCTGTTGTAGTAAATGATGGACCATTCATAACTAGGGCAGAAGACTGTATTGTTCCAGACTGAGTTGACAATGTATTATTAACCGATGTTTCATTTGAATAACTTGAAGACATAAAGTTTTTTATAGTTCCATTTCTTGATGTCTGTCTTGCTTTTGTATTATTAACACCTGCTGCACCAACTGTTGTTGATGGTGTTGATATGTCTTCAAGCAATGATGTTGTAAACAGATATTCTGTTTTCATTTCACAACCTTTAACATAATCGTTATTTGACCAATATGAATTTATTCCTGCAGAGTGTGTTGTAATTGGTGTTCCAAATTGAGCACGTCCGTGCTCATAAACTGGACCATTTTGTAAACGAGTAATTCCGTCAACTGTTTCATAGAAAGGAGTGGTGTATATTCTTACCAATCCTGTTGGATATATTTTTCCATTAAAAGGCAATGACTTAAAATAATTTTGATATTCTTGGTTACTTGTAATCCAAACATTGCTACTACCCTGTCTATGAGAAGTTCTCCATGCTTGAATTTCTTGTCCTTTTTGTGCTTCAGTGATTTCTCCATTTGCAACTCTTTTATCTAAATTATCAATAAAGTTGGTTGGTGCCAGTCTTCCAGGGAGAACTATCTGTGGTTTTGTATCATCTAAAGATCCATCAGATTCTATAGGATACCAAATTGCAAGTGTAACATTAAACTGAGCAGCATCATATCTAATAATTTCTCCGTTAGAATAAAAATATCCTTGGTATCTAGTAAGCCAATAAACGTTTTCTCCAAGGTCTATTACATTATTTTGAATTTGATGATTAACTACTGTTGGGATATTGCTAGATAAATCTGAATTTATTGGCATTGCGCCAAGAACATACTTTGACTGCTTAGAGGCAACCTCATTAATTGTTTTTGTTGAATCAGTTCCCGATGCTTCCCAAAGTAATGCTGGTTTATATATCCAAGTTTTTTCTTGATCAATCATGCTTGCTTGACGAATATTGCCATAAGATCTTTGAATATATCTAGTTGTGTAATTAATTTTTCCATTATTATAAACTTTTTTATCTTCAGATGCTATTGATAAAATATTAGGCAAAACTCCTGATGTTTGATTTTCAATTATTCCACTAACAGATTGATTATTTGATCCAGACAAAACAAGATTGGTGCTTCTATCATTTTCTTTTGGCAACATATAGTTTTTGCTCATTACAACAAAATTATTGTATTCATCAAAAAACATTGCACTTTGTGTTGCTACTGCTAATTGGTTTAAAACCTCTGCCACAGTTTGATCTGGTGCAATAAAGAAATATGGAATTATTGCTTCTGGTTCGTCCGTATTTCTATAAAAAACATAATTGCTAAATCCAATATAATCAAGAATTAATGTAATAGCATAACTTAATGATACCTCTGTGACTAACATTCTTGGCGCTGGCATAGATTCTAAAAAGAAATAAAAATCTCTTAATGGTAGGTCTAGCGTTCCAGCAGTTACGTTTGCTTGTGGAAAACCATCCGAGTATAAAGTTTTAATAGGTACCCAATAATCATATCCACTTACATTTAATATTTTTTCATAAAAATTAAACTTTATATTTTTACGAATATAATCACTGACAATGCTATTATTATTATTATCATTAAATGCTTGATCATCATCAAATATAGATAAGTTTCCAGTTGAAGCCAACAATTGCCCTACTGGTAAAGAAGAATTTCCTAAATCTGAAAGCATTTTTTTTACACTATATTCTATAACTTTATCAGATATATTTGCAACAAGTCTTGGTGACATCTCAATTAAATCAAAAGTAGAGTCAAACTTATTCATTCTTTCTACAACAATTCTTAACCCACGAACATTTTGAAATTCTCTATATATAACTTTGCCGTTTGTCGTTTCTGTAAATGATGCTGGAGAAGTTAAATCTGTTATAAAACCTGTTTTGTTATCAATTTTTTCACTTCCTAAAATCCAACCATACGCAGGAATA